CGGTCATTGGCAAAATGGGGACTTTTGGCCCCCCGGGGGGTATACTTTCTGTCACAGTGAACGACGACGAGACGACACGGTCGCCGACTCAACCCAACCGAAAACCGTGGCAGTTCACGAAGGACGATCCTCGTCGCAGCATCGGTCGCCCAGCAGGCCTCCCGAACAAGAAGAAGCGTATGATCCTCGCCAAGATGGAGGCGGCCTGCGACGAGATAGTAGACAACGTCATCAAGATGACGAAGCCCACGGTCGAGGGCGAGCAGTGCATCATGTGCGGGCGTGGATGGCCGCGTCCGGAGGAGACGTTGCTCAAGGCGTCGTTCGGCCTCATGGACCGCTCCGGCTACGGGCCGCAGAGTAAGGTCGAGGTCTCGGAGACCTCCGACACGGCCTGGCTCGAGTACACCACGGCCGAGGAGGCGCAGCAGATCCTCCAGATCGTGGAGCGTGCCAGGACGCGGATGCCGGCAGAGGCACCGTCGGAGGAAGAGGAGGCCGTGCATTGAGCACGCTCCCTCTGCTGGACGCGCGACTGGTAGAGCGGCGCGTTCGGCGGGAGCGCCTCCGGGTCCCGACCACGTTCATGGACCTGTTCTCGTCATTCGGGGACGCCTCCTGGAACGCGTGGCGTGCTGTTCTGGACAAGGTGACGGACGAGGTCCGGGAGTTGTACGTCATCGCCGGCCGCGGCTCTGGCAAGTCGCGGATCGCGGCGCTCCTGGCCACCTGCTTCGCGGTCCGCACCTACAGGCGGGTGCCCGGCGAGAGGATCTTCGTTGGGGTCTTCGGGCCGGACAGGAAGCAGGCGAAGGTCACGTTCTCGTACATCCTTGGGCTCCTGCGCTCGGTGCCGGAGCTGGCGTCCATGATCGAGCGCGAGGTCCGCGAGAGCGTGGAGCTCACGAACGGCGTGACGATAGAGGTGCTCACGGCGTCGCAGGCCTCGGCGCGCAGCCGGGCGTACGCGATCGCCGTCGTGGAGGAGGCCGCCTTCCTCCCGCAGGACGACTCGGCGAGCCCCGACGTGGAGCTGGTGCGCGCGCTGCGCCCCGCCTTGGCTCGGGTACAGGGGAGCCTCCTCGCGGTGGTCTCCTCGCCGTACGCCAGACGCGGCGTCATCTGGACAGCCTATGAGAAGTACCGCACATCCTCGATCCAGGGACTTAAGCAGGTGGAGCGTGACGAGGAGGGCAGGACGGACGACCCGAGCGTCGTGGTCGTCAACGCGCCGACCAAGGAGCTCAACCCGTTGTTCGATGCGGTGGCCATTGAGAAGGCGTTTGAGGAGGATCCGATAGCGGCGGGCACGGAGTACGGCGCCCAGTTTCGCTCGGACGTAGAGGACTTCGTGCAGCGCGAGGTCGTCGAGGCGTGCGTGATTCTTGGGAGGCACGAGCTGGCTCCGGAGAAGAGCCGCAGGTATCGGGCGTTCGTGGATCCGAGCGGCGGGCGCGTCGACTCGATGACGATGGCGATCGGCTACCAGGAGGAGGGCCGCGTGGTGGTGGCCGCGCTCGTCGAGCGCAAGGCGCCGTTCTCCCCCGAGCAGGTCGTGGAGGAGCTGGCCGCGCGCCTTCGCTCGTTCGGCGTCGTAGAGGTGAAGGGCGACCGATACGGCGGGGAGTGGCCGGCCGAGATGTTCCGGAAGCACGGCGTGACGTACGAGGCTTCGGAGAAGGCCAAGTCAGAGCTCTACCTCGACGCGCTCCCGCTGCTCAACTCGCGGCGCTACGAGCTGACGGACGACAAGCGACTCGTGGAGCAGCTCGTCGGCCTCGAGAGGCGCACGGCGCGCGGCGGGCGCGACAGCATCGACCATCGGCCCGGCGCGCACGACGATCTGGCCAATGTCGTCGCGGGCCTGGCGTCGCTGGTACTTGAGACGGTGAGTGGCGGAGTCCTCGCGGGGAAGCTGACATGGTGATCCGGCTACCGGCGCGCGTGTTCAAGACAAGGCTATGGAGATGGGCGCGCGATCGCTACTGGATCGTCGCGCTGGCGGAGTCCGCATGGCGAAGGTAGCGAGCATCGGCGTGTTCCGCGCGGCCAGCGAGCTTATTGGGCGCGCGCGGACCGCGATGATGGCGGGCATCACGTTCGGCGGGGACCGCGACATCTACACGGCTCTCGGGTACCAGCGGACGCTCGGTCCGTCGGACTATCGCGACCGGTACCGCAGGAACGGCATCGCGGCGCGCGTGGTGGAGGCGAAGCCGGAAGCCACCTGGCGCGGCGGGGCGGAGCTGGTCGAGGACGAGGATCCCGAGAGCGTGACGGAGTTCGAGGGGGAGTGGGACGCGCTCCAGGAGCGGCTCCACGTCTGGCCCACGCTGTCCAGGCTCGACATTCTCGCGGGCCTCGGGGAGTACGCGGTGCTCCTGGTCGGCGCGCCGGGCGACCTGGCCACGCCGATGCCCAAGCTGATCGGCGGACAGGAGGGCGTTCTGTACCTGGCGCCGTACTCGCAGCAGGACGTGTCCGTCACGACGTGGGAGGAGGACACCGAGAACCCGCGCTATGGGCTGCCGCTCACGTACGCGATGAGGCGGACGAGCGCGAGGAACAGGAAGCCCGGCGGGCAGACGGTGCACTGGACGCGTGTACTCCACGTGGCCGACGGGATCCTCGACGATCGCACCTGCGGCGCGCCTCGCCTAGAGCGCGTCTGGAACGACGTGGACAACCTCGAGAAGGTCGCCGGCGGAGGGTCCGAGGCTTTCTGGCGCCGGGTGCATCGCGGGATGCAGTTCGACATCGACCAGGCCGCGACCGTGGACCAGGCCGCGATAGACGCGGCGAAGGAGCAGATCGTCGAGTACGAGAACGGGCTCCGCAGGATCCTGACCACGCGCGGCATCGACATCAAAGAGCTTGGCGGCGACGTGTCCAACATCGGGCCGAACGTCACCTCTATCATCTCGCTCATCTCCGGTGCCACGGGCATCCCGCAGCGGGTGCTCCTCGGCTCGGAGCGCGGGGAGCTGGCGTCCACACAGGACCGCGAGAACTGGGCGGAGCGCGTGAAGGACCGGCGCGACTCGTTCGCAGAGCCGCAGGTCGTCAGGCCGCTGGTCAGGATGCTCCAGGACGCGGGCGCGCTGCCCGCCACGCCGGACGGTTACGACGTGCGGTGGCCCGACCTCGATGAGCTCGGCGAGCAGACGAGGGCCGAGGTGGCGGAGCGGTGGGCCGGTTTGAACCAGAAGGCCGGCGACGTGGTCGTCACGTCGGCGGAGATCCGCGACCGCGTGCTTAAGCTGGACAGGCTCACGCCGGAGCAGGTGGACGAGGCGGTCGTGCGCGTCCCTCCGCCTCCGGTTCCGCCCGGCGCTCCGCAGGTCGATCCTCAGGACTCGCAGGTGGAATGATGACGAGGGGGAGGTGTTATGCGCTAGACCTCACACTCACCCGTGGGAATACGGCGGGGGAGGGGGCGCCCTCCGGCGCTTCCTCCCCCAGCTCGAGAGGCCGCGCATGAGGATACGCGCGCTCGTCTCGCTGGAGGAGCCGATCGTCGCGTCGGCCACCGCGGTCCGCAACGTGGCCGACGGACGACGGCACCGCTACGAGCGGGCGTTCCTGGTAGCGGCGGCCGAGGCGCGCATGGCGGTCGACGTGGCTGGCCTGGAGCGCGGGTTCGGTGAGCACTCCAGGGCGCGCATCGAGCTCGCGGTCTACCCCGCGGTGGAGGCGATGTCGTCCTCGCTGTACGAGGTGGCGCGCAGCCTCACGATAGGCACGATGGCCGCGGCCGGCGACGCCGAGGGGATCTCGCTGCGGGCGCCGCGAAGCGCGGCGCGGTACGCTCGCTCCTTCGGGCTCTCGTTCGACGTGGAGAACCCGCTGGCGATCAGGTGGGCCAGGGAGCGCGCGGCGTCGATGGTAGTGCTGGTGACCGAGGAAACGCGCGCCGCGATACGCGCCGAGATACAGAGGATCATCGCGCTGGCGCTGCACGAGGGGATCGCACCGCGCTCGGCCGCGGCCCTGCTGCGCGTCGTGGTGGGTCTCGACGAGCGGCGTGCGACGGCCGTGGACAACCTCAGGGCCGGCATCCTAAAGCACCCCGGAGGTAAGGTCTGGGCCGGTAGCCTGCCGATCCGCGTCCCGGCCGGCGGGTTCGGCGCCGACGAGCTCCAGCACAGGCTCGACAGCTACTCCAAGCGGTTGCTGAATCAGCGCGCGATCGCCATCGCGCGGACCGAGACGATCGCCGCGTCGAACGAGGGGCAGCGGCAGCTCTGGTCGCAGGCGCAGGCGCAGGAGCTCCTCCGCAGGCCGGAGCCGCGGCGCTGGATCACGACGCCAGGCGAGCGCACCTGCCCGATCTGCCTCGGCTTCGCGGGGGACGAGGCGCCGGACATCGATCAGCCGTTCCCGAACGGGCTCATGGGTCCACCCGCGCATCCGCTGTGCAGGTGCGCCGTCGGGCTGGGGCGAGGGACGAAGAATAGGGGCAAGGCATGAGACGATCCGTCACCTTCCGCGCCGCGATCGGCGGCGCCCTCCGCGTGGCCAGGTTCGAGGACCGCGAGCACGTCGTGGTCCCCGTCGTCGCGCTCGTCGAGGGCGTGATCCACGCGTCCAACAGCGACGTCGCGGAGCTGGTGCTGGCCGAGGAGTTCGGCAAGATGCCGCAGGGCTGGAACGGGCGGCCCGTGATGGACGGTCATCCGAAGGTCGGCGCCGGAGCTGTGTCGGCGAATGAGCCCGCGGTGCTGGAGGGTCAGTCCTTCGGGCGCGTGTTCCACGCCGAGGTTCGCGGCGAGCGGCTGCTCATGGAGGCGTGGCTCGACCCGGCGAAGGCGGAACGCGTCGGCGAGTCGGCCACGCGCACGCTGGCCCGCGTGAGGGCCGGCGAGGCGGTCGAGGTTTCGGTCGGGGTCTTCGTGGTGGAGGAGGAGGTCGAGGGGACCTGGCGCGACGGCACGCGGTACGCGGCCATCTGGCGCGAGATCATCCCGGATCACCTGGCCTTCCTACCCGAGGGGGTCGAGGGCGCGTGCAGCGTCGAGATGGGCTGTGGCGCCCCACGCGCCGCGGCGAGGAAAGGAGCGACAGTGAGCAAGGGATTGAGGGAGAAGCTCAAGGACCTGGTGGCTAGGTTCAGGCCGTCCCAGGCGGAGGAGCAGAGCGACGAGCAGCTACGCGACGCGCTGTGGGAGGAGCTCAACGCGATCGAGCCAGCGTTCCTCGGCGTGGACTCGGTGTTCGCCGAGACGAAGCAAGTCGTCTATGCCGTGGCGCCGGACGGGATGCCGCAGCTGTTTCGCCGCGGGTTCGAGACGGACTCGGAGGGCGCCGTATCGCTCGCATCGGAACGCGAGGAGGTCAAGCAGGTCGTGCGGTTCGAGCCGGTCGTTGCCGGCGCCGCGAATCAGCCCGTCGCCGCCTCTTGCGGGTGCGGCAGGGGCGCGACGTCCGTACCCGCAAAGGAGGAGCCGAGCATGGAGAAGAAGGACCGAGTCAAGGCGATCATCGCCTCGGGGAAGACGTGCTTCAAGGACGCGAACGCCGCGGCGCTGGAGGCGCTCGACGAGGCGGCTCTGAAGGCTCTCGAGGATCACGTGGCGGAGGCGTCCAAGCCGGAGGAGATCCTGGCAGCAGCGCCGGCCGCGCCCCAGGAGCCGAAGAAGCTGACGGACGAGGAGGAGCGCGCGGCGTTCATGGCGAAGAACCCGGATATCGCCGAGGTGCTCTCGTCGCACAAGGCGGCCCAGGCCAAGGTCCGCACGGATCTGACGGCCAGGATCAAGGCCGCGTCGAAGACGTACACCGACGAGGATCTCGGAGGGATGGCGACCCCGATGCTGGAGAAGCTGGCGACCGCTATCGACGAGGTCAAGCCGAAGCCGAGCTTCGTCGGGGCCGGTGCGCCGCGCGCCGCGCAGGCCGACGACGACAGCCGTCCGCCGAAGCCGGTGGACATGCTGGAGAAGATCAAGGAGCTCCGGGCGAAGCAGGTCGCGAGGCAGGCGTAAGCGCCGGGCCGGCGCATCCGGCCCAACGTCCGCCCGCCGGTGAGCCCGGCTCGCGGAAGGAGGATGGAAAGATGGCACGCAACAAGATCGCACTGATGGGAACGCCGATCGTCACCGAGGACCAGAAGGCCCTGGAGGCGATCATCCCGGGGCACCTCTTGATGGCGACGGCGACGGGCGTCCAGAAGAACACCGCGAATGCGTCGAACGTCGCTCGGGCCTTCGCACTCGAGCGGGACGAGCTGGGCAAGACCGTCGACACGGCGTACGCGATCAACGACACCGTGAAGGTCGGTGTGTTCCACGGCGGACAGCGGGTCTACGCCTGGCTCGCGTCGGGGCAGAACGCCGCGATCGGCGACTACCTGACCACCGACAACGCTGGGCTGCTGACGAAAGCGGCCGTCGCGGCGACGATCCGCGTCGCCAGGGCGGTCGAGGCCGTGAACACGTCGGGCTCGGCTCCGGTGGCCGGGACCCGAATCCGGGTGGAGGTCGTCTAGCCTCAGGGCTACGACGCCAGAAAGAGGAAGGCTAGACGATGGGAAGAAAGCGATCGGTCAAGACGGCGTCCGGCGCGGAGGTCAGCGTCGGGAAGTCGTTCATCGGAGGTGGAAGCTGGGCGGGTCAGCAGCTGCTCAAGGCTCTCCAGAGCGGGAGGTACGACATCTCGCCGGAGTCGCTCAGGACGCTGGACACCCTCCAGAAGGACGAGTGGGTGGCGTTCGACACGGCGCTGGTGGAGGCGGGAGTCATCAGGCTTCGGGCCGCGGCGGACCTCATCGCCGCGGGCAACACGATCCCGGTCGCGAACGGGATGGGCAAGACGATCTTCCAGTACGAGCTGGTCGGAGACATGAACCCGGCGGACGTGTCGATGGACGGCAACGTCATGACCGAGGACGACGCGCTGAACTACACCCTGGGGAACCTTCCTCTCCCGATCATCCACAAGGACTGGTCGTTGAACATCCGCACGCTCGCCGCGTCGCGGGAGAGGGGCGAGGCGCTGGACACCACGCAGACCCGCGTCGCGGGTCGTCTCATCGGCGAGAAGCTGGAGGACATGCTGCTCAACGGCCTGAGCAAGCAGTACCTCGGCTTCCCGATCTACGGCTACACCACGCATCCCAATCGCAACACCTCGGGCTTCGGCACGAACGGCGACTGGGGCCAGGCCGCGAAGACGGGCGAGAACATCCTGGCGGACGTCGACACCATGATCGCGGCGCTCTCGGCGGACCGCTTCTACGGTCCGTACCACATCTACGTGCCCGCCGACGCGGCCAACAAGATCGCGCAGGACTACAAGGCCGCCTCGGACAAGACGACCCTGTCGCGCATCCTGGACAACCCGCAGATCCTCAGCGTGAAGGTCGCCGATCAGCTCGCGGCGTCGAACGTGGTGATGGTCCAGCCGACGCGCGACGTGGCCTCCATCGTCACCGGGGAGCCGATGCAGACCATCCAGTGGGACATCAACGGCGGGTTCAAGATCCAGTTCAAGGGATTCACCATCCAGGTTCCGCTCGTCCGCGCCGACTCCGACGGCCGTAGCGGCGTCTACCACATGACCGACTAGCCCTAGCGGGCTGGGGAAGGGACGAGGCATGGCGTTAGACGCGACGGTCGGTGGGGCCTCCGCCAACAGCTACGCGCTCGTAGCCGAGGCGGACGCCTACCATGCCGCGCACCTCTACGCATCGGCCTGGGCGGTGGCTCAGGCCGTGAAGGAGGCCGCGCTCATCATGGCGTGCCGGTTGCTGGACGCGTACCCGAGATCGTGGACCGGGGCGGCGGCGACAGAGGCGCAGGCGCTGGGCTGGCCGAGGACGGGGATGGTCAGCAGGAACGACGTTGCGATACCGTCCTCGGGAGCCGCGTCCGTACCGCAGGCGTTGAAGGAGGCTCAGTCAGAGTACGCGAGACAGCTCATCGTGGCCGACAGGACGAAGGACAACTCTATCCTTCGGCTTGGCATCACGTCGTTCAAGGCCGGTCCGATCGCGTTCGGGTTTCAGGACCGCGAGGAGAGCGACTCGATCAGCGCGCGATCCGTGAGAGAGCTCAACGCATTGACGGCG